AAAAGAGTCGCATGGGTATGTCGGAGATCATGGAAACGTATTTTTTTAACCATTGATTGTTCAATTAAAGTTAACCAGTTACGATCTAAGTTTCGAGGTAAAATAAATGACCCAGTTGAACTAGCGGTCACAAGATCTTCATCTTTATAAGTTACTCTGTTTTTCATTTTGAATTTCATTTGTTCATGTTTATGAGCTCTTAGTTCTTCCATTACATAATCAAACAAAGAAATGTTTCGGTAGCTATGATCAGTTTTGAGCGATCCAATTTCATGACCGCCACCTTTTTTTCTAGTTACAGCCCTATTAACAGATAGGAAACTGTTTGTGAAATCAATATCTTGCCATTTAAGCCCTAATAATTCACCTTTTCTCATACCAGTTGTAATGGCTAATAAAAAAATAATAAAGAAGCGATCATCTTTGGCGAAATCAAGAAAAAATTGCACATCTGTTTCATCCCATATTTGCATATGGAATTTTTCTGGCTTTGGAGGCTTTATTACAGAGCAAGGGTTTTTGCTGACCATTTCCCATTCTATTGCCTTTTTATATGCATTGTTTAATACACGATGCATATGTACAATAGATTGGTTAGAAAGAATTTCCTCTTCAATATATTGATCATAAAGAGTTTGAATATGCCCTGGCTTAAGTTGATCTAAACGGAGGTTCCCTAAATTAGGAATAAGATGGTTTATTACATATGGTCGATAATTAGCCATAGTACCTTTCGAAACGTTCTTTGTTTTGTGTTCAAGCCACTTAAATAAGAATTCTCCTAACGTGATATCTGTATGATTTACAAATTCCCCAGTATTTAGCTCATGAATTTTTTGAGTCATAATTTTACGTGCTTCAGTTTTGGTTCTATAAGGTCCAAATCGTTTCTGTTTTCTTTTACCTGATACTGGATCTATACCAACTTCTAATCGAAATCCATACCCGTTTTTGGTTTCATATATTTTGGGTTCTCTCATATATATCACTCCTCTTCTTTAAAAAATGACATTTTAAAGGATGGTCTTTTATACAATTCAGATAGGAATATACGTTCTATTCAATCTGTTAAAGAAAAGCCCAAGAGGGCATTTAATTAATTATTAATTGTTTCTTCAGGTACTACAGGTATCCAGCCTTTTTTGATTAATCTAATGGCAACGATTTTTTTTGAGTAATATGCCATTATCAGATTAAATACGAGAATTAACTCCGGATGTGACATAAAAGAAAATCCAGCATCAAAAATAAGCATTATAAAGGCAGTCATGAAATCAGATCTACAAATAAAGTAAAGAGGACCGAATAAAAAGGTTAGCCAAGAGAAACCTCTTGTCTTTACATATTTCTCTTTATCTCCTTTAATTAACAGTATTTTTTTTGGTAATGTACCAACAAACTTCGGAATCTTTTTGTCGGTATCTTCAGAAGGGGGGTAACCTTTTTGAGATTTAACAGAAGATGTTGTTGTATAATAAAGTCCGCTACCAGGAACACCAACAGTTGTTGTTTTCTGTCCTTTTGAATTAATACTTACACGAGCCCCCTTAACACCAAAACTCATTCCTACGCTTTTCTTATTTACATTGAATCGAACACCTGGAGCAATCTTAAAGCTTTTACGAAAACGCAATCCCACTCCTATTCCTCCTAATGGTTCATTTTTTCTATGTTTTCAACCATGCTTAAAATTTGGTTAATTCTTTTCTCGATCTCTTCATCAGTTAGCCTATCTTGCGAATGATGTTTTAAGTTTCCAAGTTTGTTTGATATTAATGATCGGTTTATTTTTCTTTGTATTATTTCATAGCGAAAACTTCCCGCATATAAGAAGTGAACTTCATAATATTTATTATTTTCTCCTACAAGAAATCTGCCGAATCGCTCTCCATTATAGTCCAAACTCTTCGCATAGTTATTTAAATATCTTTTATTATTCAAAACATCATCAAAATATTCAATATATTTATTCCATCGGTCTGTTTTATCTAAACAGTTAAGACGAAGTGTAATAATATAACTATCAATAGTCTCATATTCTGCTGCTGTAAGGGTATCCTTAAAGATATTTAAAAAATACTCAAATTTTTCACATAAAATTAGTCCAAGTTCATGATTTCTAGTCCTGTCTAATATCTGAGTAAAGGCATTTCGGTATATATAGTTTAAAAAGGTTATTTTAAATAACTCTGCAATATTAGAATTATTTGACAAGCTATTACTTGTTAATAGGTTGATAGAGTTAAAGAAGTTATTTTTAATATTTTTCACTCCATTTATAAAAATCTTTCCATCTCCACTGGAATACCATTGTCTCGTAAAATATCATATTTAGTTTCATAATCTTGCAAATTTTTATGTGATAAAAGTAGGTGAACAGCAAAATAGTTCGCCTCGACTTCAATTTTATCAACAGAAAGAAATGTTTTTTCGCGCATAAATGGAGTATTTGCATGAGGATGTAATACAGCATGTCCTAATTCATGGCAACAAACAAATCTTCTAGAGTTAGGAGTTTGATTACAGTTAAGCATTATGAATTTATTTTTTTTATAGTATCTATAGTAACCCTTAATATCATTATGTAGATCCCAATCAACTACATTAATGTTTAACATTGAAGCGAGTTCGAAAGGGTCCATTGTCTTAAACCTTTTTTGTAATAATTTAACTCTTTTTTTAATCCAGTCCAAAATTAACGCCCCACATTCCTATTGATTGTCTTTTTCTTCTCTGTATTTTTTAGGAATGAATTTTTTATTAATTATTTGTGTTTGTCGAACAATATGTTCCATTGATTCCATAAGTGATTCAAGAGCTTCTTCACTCATCGGTTCCCCATTAAAACTCAGTGCCCCTCCCGATGTTAGATCATTTCTAATCTCTTTAAGGCGTTTGGCAATATCTTTTTCATCTTTAGAAGCATGAGACTGGTTAGCCCCTAAATTACTACTTCCTAAAAGATAATCGGCACTTACATCCAATATTGATGCAAAAATTTTAATTTCCTGATCCGTTACAGGGCGCTTATCTTTTTCTATTCGGTTCATAACACTTGCATTTAAATTAACCCTTCTTGCTAATTCTCTCTGGCTCCAACCTTTTTTTTCTCTTAGTTCCACTATTCTTTCACCAATAGTCATCATAATCACCGGCTTTCCATATTAGCAATAAAATACTATCACGTTTCTAATATAGAAAGAATAAAATTTCTAAATTAGAAATAATTTATGTTGACATTGCTAAAATAGAAATATATTATATGTATATAAAGTTGCTAATTTAGCAATTTGAGGAGGTGGCAAATGCAAACACTTAATTTAGTTTTCATAAAGAATAAAAGAGAATCTTTAGATATAACTCTACAAGATATGGCTGATAAACTTGGTTTCAAAAATGCCTCTACTTACCTTAAGTATGAAAATGGTGTTTATGAATTTAAAGCAAAACAGCTTCCAATCTTATCAAAAGTATTTGATTGTAATATAAATGATTTTTTTAAGCAAAACATTGCTATTTCAGCAACGGAATATAGGAAGGAGGTTATCTAATGTCCTTTGAAGATACAATTCGCCAAATTATCCGTGAAGAAATTCAAAAAGTTGTTGAAACAACCTCTAAGCAAAATGAACTTCCTCCAATGCTAAATAGGACACAACTTAAACAGTTCTTGCAGATCGGTGAAACCAAAGCATCTGAATTATTAAACCGACAAGACTTTCCGGTATTTAGAGAAGCTGGTGTATTAGTTCCGACTCATATGCTTTTTAAATGGATTGAACGGAACACTCAATGGCTTGAAAGTAATTCAAAATACTTTAATAAAGTTGTTTAAAGAGGAGGTTACTCAATGGACGAAATTCAAAAAGTATTTAATTTTCATGGCATGCCGCTAAGAATCATTGAACAAACAAGTGAACCTTGGTTTATAGCAAAAGATGTATGTGAGATCCTAGAAATTTCAAACTCCAGAATGGCTCTTCAAAGACTGGAAGATGATGAAAAGGGTGTAAGTTCAGTTGACACCCCTGGTGGCAAGCAGTCAATGTCAATCATCAATGAATCAGGACTTTATGAATTGATTTTCGCTAGCAGGAAACCTGAGGCCAAGATATTTAAAAAATGGGTGAAACAAGAAGTTCTCCCATCAATCAGAAAACATGGCGCATATATGACAAGTAAAACCATTGAAAAAGTAATTACAAGCCCTGACTTTCTTATCCAATTGGCTTCCAACCTAAAACAGGAACAAGAAGCCAGGAAGCTTGCAGAAGAAAAACTTGTTAAACAACAGCCATTAGTCAGCTTCGCGGAAACATGCATGTCATCGGACAAATCACTTTTAGTTAGAGAGGTCGCAAAACTTTGTTCGAAGCAAAGTATATTAATCGGCGAAAGACGACTGTGGCAAAAGCTAAGAGATTGGAAACTCGTTTTCCCTGAAAAGAACGAACCATACCAAACATATATTGATCGTGGTTACTTTGAGATTTCTCAAGGAGTTAAAGAGACATACAAAGGTCCACGTGCCTGGCTGACTATGAGGGTAACAACAAAAGGTCAGGTCTACATAATAAATCGTCTCAAGAAGGAAAATCAGTTGGTCTCTTAATCTCTAAGTAAAGATTACTAGAATGAGATGTATTTACCAATATAAACCACCATACAAAAAAAGGAGAATTGAATATGAAAGAATCGGCTTTTGTCGGGGGAGCAATAGAAACTCTTCAAATTCAGGAGGAGTTGTTCCAGGAGCAAATGGCTTTTGATTTAAATGTTTCCCCACAGTTAATAAGCCACATGAAAAACAATCGGAGAAAAATGCAGCAGGACGTGGCCAAGCAATCTTTACTTACTTATGACAATCCAATTTATTCAATGCAAATTCTCTACGAATTTAGTAATGGTATAACTCCGCCAGTTATGACTGGTAAATCAGTTGAAAGACATCGCTTAGCTCTCGAAGAGTTTGCAATTAATGAAGCGCAAGAGGCGATTCAAATATTAAGAGAAGTTAGCCTGGTAAAACCTCCAGCTGAAACTAGCAAAGACGAAAGGGAGCGAATCGGCCAGGTAATAGATGAAATATCTGATGCAGTTATGGCTCTTACAAATCTAAAGGCGATTTTAGGAGAACAATATCATATTTCCCTTAAGGAAAGATCAGACAAAAGGCTTCCAGTATGGAAAGCGAAAGGATGGATTTAAGATGAATAGATTATTTACTAGTCCGCTAATGAAGGGGTCAGAAGTAAAATTATGGTGCCAAATGGCGAGGGATAACCAAGATAAATTAACTCAAAAAGAATTGCATATGAAATCTATGATTCTTTCTGAAAATGAAAAAGCAGCAAGCTAATTGAGGACTTAGCTTACTGCAAGACTAGCACTTTAGTCAAAACTATTATAACATTCAATATTTTTTTGTGCAATGGTGGGCGCTTCGGTGCCTGTCATCATGGCTAGGATTGGGAGTTTCCCCCTTATTATCCCTCAATCCTAGTTGTGATGATGGTCATCTACCATCGGAAAGAAGGTGAAAACAAATGATAGTTGAGAATCAGATGGTTGAATCTAACGGATACGGTATCAGTGATCCACAACAAGAAGATGTGTATTACGGTGTGGATGCTTGCGGTACAGAGATTCTTCCAGAGGATGTCATAATAGAAATTTTTGGCGAAGTCGTTCTAGAAGAAAATTTAAGCCAATATCTAATGGACTTTCATGGAGCAACAAAAAAACAGGCAGAATAAAAGACTCCTGTTGGAAGCAGGAGTCATGGATTTTTATCATATGGAATTACTTTTATTTTATCGCACAATGAAAACTGAATCAATAGGAGGGCCTTACCATGGCTATGAATGCTATTTCAACTCGTGAAATGTCACGTACACAGTGGCTTGAAGAAAGAACAAAGGGTATCGGGGGTAGCGACGCTGGTATCATCCTGGGTCTTAATAAATACCGCACAGCCTTTGAACTCTGGCTTGAAAAGACAGGACAAGTTACTCCTCAAGAAATCGATAATGAAGCAATCTATTGGGGAAATGAAATGGAAAATGTCGTAGCGAAAGAATTTGAAAAGAGAACGAATAAAAAGGTTCGTCGTAGCAATTTTATGTATAGTCACGCTGATTATCCCTTTATCACTGCAAACCTAGATCGGATAGTAGTAGGGGAGTCAGCCATCCTTGAGTGTAAGACAGCCAGTGCATACTTAGCAAAAGACTGGAAGGATGATGAAGTTCCAGATACTTATTTAGTCCAGGTTCAGCATTATCTCGGAGTAACTGGTAAACAAAAGGGTTACATTGCGGTTCTAATCGGCGGTAACAACTTTGTCTGGAAGGAAATTGAGCGTGATGAAGAACTCATCCAAATTATCTTTAATGCCGAAAAACACTTCTGGGAACACCACGTTATCCAGGGGCATCCTCCTGAGTTGGATGGATCTAGTGCAGCTGAGCAGTATATAAAAGAAAAATATGACCGAGCTGAAAAGGATAAGGAAATTATTCTCCCAGGTGACTTTAAAGAGTATCTTTCAAACTACGAAAAGATAAAGATGGATGAAAAAATTATTAAGACAGCAAAAGCAGAAATTGAAAACAAAATAAAGGCGGAGTTGAAGGATGCTGAATCCGGGTTAACAGATAGCTTCTTAGTTACATGGAAAAATCAGTCAAGGACAAGTGTTGATACCAAGGCCTTGAAAGAAAAATTTCCTGATATCTATAAAGAAGTGCTCAAAGAATCCTCTTTTCGGAAATTTGCTGTAAAGGAGCTTAACTAATGGCTACAAACGCAGGGTTAAAAAATCAATTATCAAACAAGCAAGAAACACCAAAACAGGTGTCTGCTCAGAATCTTGGGCTTAAATCCCTTTTGAGTACCCCAACCATGCAAAAGAAATTTGAGCAGGTTTTATCTAAAAAGGCGCCACAATTTATGGCTTCTGTTTTAAACCTTTATAACGGTGATCCCAACATTCAAGCAGCTGAACCAATGAGTATTGTATCTTCTGCAATGGTAGCAGCATCTTTAGATTTACCAATTGATAAGAATCTTGGATATGCCTGGATAGTTCCCTTCTATGACAGCAAAAAAGGACATAAAGCAGCTCAATTTCAGCTTGGATATAAGGGATACATTCAGCTTGCATTAAGGACAGGGCAATATAAGGGGATTAACGTTATTCCGGTACATGAAGGTGAACTGGTTAAATGGAACCGCCTCACAGAAGAAATAGAGCTTAATTTGGAGGCTGCAACAAGTGAAACAGTGATTGGTTATTGTGGATATTTCAAGCTTATTAATGGATTTGAAAAGACAGTCTACTGGACAAGAGAAGAGGTAGAAGCCCATCGGATAAAACATAACAAAGCAAAGGACAAGAAGTCCTTAAATAACGTGTGGAAATCCGATTATGACGCGATGGCCATGAAAACAGTACTTCGCAATATGTTAGGTAAATGGGGAATCCTCTCAGTGGAAATGCAAACTGCAGTTATTGAGGACGAGAAGGAACCAGAAATCAAGGATATTACTGAGGAAGCAAATGACTCTAACATTATTGATTATCCATTTGAAGATGTGCAGGAAGAGAAGAAAGAAACTATATCAGGACAAGACGAAATTGTGTTTGAATGATGCTTAATTTTAATGACGTACCTCACAAAGTGCTTCTTCCCAGGTGGATCTGGGAGGAGGCACAATCTAAGGAACATTTTAAAAAGCTTGTACTGCAGTATATGCAGCGCTATCCAGATTATGTAGTGAAAAGTGTTAGTGGGAAATTTGCAGTTTGCGAAAGAAGGGGTTAACAGAATGGCAAAATTTAGAATGATTCATACAGAGTTTTGGGATGACCCAAAAGTAGTTGAAGAAATGACACCAGAAGATAAATTCTTTTTCCTTTACCTTTTGACGAATTCTAATACTACACAAATAGGCATCTATCAGATTACTAAAAAACAGATAGCTTTTGATATGGGCTATTCCATAGAAAGCATTAATGCCCTGTTAGAACGGTTTATTAACCATCATAAGATAATTATTTATAATCCCGATACTAGAGAAATCGCAATAAAAAATTGGGGCAAATATAACTTTAACCGTGGTGGTAAACCAGTCCTGGATTGTGTAACCGCCGAGTTGAAATTCGTTAAAGATATTTCTCTTATCTCTTTTGTCGGAGAACGTATCGATAAAAAAGATATCAAAAAAATTTACGAGTCGTACTACGTATCGTATGACGAAACGTTTGAAAATGAACAATCCAGTAATATCAATACTTTTAACGATACGTCAACGATAAGTGGACAAGAAAAAGAAAAAGAAGAAGAAGAAGAAAAAGAAGAAAAAGAAGAAAAAGAAGAAAAAGAAGAAGAAGAAGAAATTCACGGCGATGTCGACAAACTTAAAAGTTTAATTTCCTTCTTCGAACAAAATGGATTTGGTTTATGTGGAGGGCATATAACAGAAAAAATGCTCTCATGGTGTAGCGATATGTCTTATGAGCTTGTGCTAGAAGCTTTAAAGACAGCCGTGGAACAAGGAAAGCCTTTTTGGAAATATGCTGAGACGATTTTGAAAAATTGGTCTGCTAAAAGCATAACAACAGTTGAACAAGTTGAGGCCTTAGAGCTACAACGTAAAGATCAAATATCTAAGCAACCTAATTACCGTAAAGGAAAACTCATCCGCCAAGAAAAAGTCCCTGCATGGTATGAAGAACCAAAAGAGCAAAGCCCAACAGTCCCTCTTCCAGGTATTAATTCAAATGAAACATTCGAAGAGAAACGTGCCAGGCTAGAAAAAATGCAAAAGCAGCAGTTCCAAAAATCTGGATCATGAAAGGAATAACCATGGCAATTCTTTATAAGGCAGCTATTCAGGAAAGGAAGCGCAAATCCCTTATCGAACAGCTAGAGAATGCCGGCATCAAAGAGCATTTAAATAAATCTATCTATGAACAAGAATACCGTACGCTTCGGTATCTTATAAGACTCCACAAGATACAAAATGAGGTGTGATTTTGCAAAGAATAGCAGCTAGCGAATACCGCAAGATGACAACAAATAAACGATCTAAGTATGGCAATCAAATAACGATAATTGATGGGATCTCTTTCGATTCAAAAGCAGAAGCCAAATATTATGAACAGCTAAAATGGCTCAAACAAGGCAAACGGATAAAAGGATTCAAACTACAACCTAGATACATACTTCAAGATGGATTTGTTAAGAACGGCAAGAAATATCGAAAGATTGAATATGTAGCAGATTTCGAGGTTCATAAGTTAGATGGAACCACTGAAGTAATTGACATAAAAGGCGTGGAAACGAAAGAGTTTGCTCTAAAACGGAAGCTGTTTGAGGCTAAGTATTTGGATACTCTTTCAGTCCTAGCCTATGACCAGCATTTAGGTTTCATTGAATTGGACAAGCTGAAAAAAATTAAGAAGAAAAAGGCTCCTAAGTAAGGAGGAATATGATGATTCGTGGTACATGTATTGAAACAGAAGGTACGGACGTTTTAGTAAAAGCCAGACAGTATTTTCTTTTTCCTAATGGACCTACTTACTTCTATGTCTCTAATTTCCCAAGAGAGGGAGCTCATAAAGGATGCTTTAAGTCATCGTTGTTTCTGATTAACAGCAAAGAGCAATGGCCGCCAGAGCCGCCAGTAAAGCACATTGAGTTAGATAAAGAAAAAGTATATAAGGCTCTACTTGTTTGGAGAAAAGAAGGATATAAAGGCACGGAATTAAGAGAGTACTATGTTAAGCCAGGGGAAACACATGGTTATCTCTATAAAGATTCTGATTTTCAAAAATTAAAAGGGTGCTTTCCTCTTCACTGGTTTGATCGATTTGAAGAGGTAAGTGTTATTGAAACGGTAGAAGGTGATACCGAATCAACAAAAAGTGTGCCTGAAATTGAAATTAGTGAACCGAATATACAAAGTTATGAACAATTACAGCTCTTTGATTTTTAAGGAGGCTACCAATGAATGATGTAACCGCAAGAATTAACTATATGGAGGCTTGCTCGGACAAGCCTCCTACAATGAAAAGTCTCGAAACCATGAAGATTTACAGGGATGATTTTGACTGGATGATTAGTACCATCGAGGAGCTGCTTCAATATCAGGAGCAGGCCCAGGAATCAGCAAAAACTATATATCGTCTTAATAAGCGCATTGAGGAGCTTGAAATAACTAATAAAAATCTTGTTCTCATGTTGAACTATCATTGATTTTATAATTATTTATTTTATTAATCTAGATCAAATACTTTATGTTCAGCCTTGAATGGGCACTATATCTCCAGAATTTAGAAAAGGAAATGAGTTTTTTTAATACTAATTTATTTTATATAAAAGGGCTCCAGGCCCACATATAGGCGGCCTAGAGCCCTAAGTATTATCACAAATTCTTATCTTACTTGATTAAGCGTTCGAGATATTTTTTAACCGTATTTCCTAGTTCTTTAAAACCTTTTGGCAATTTTATCTTCACTAAAAATTCCAATTTAAATTTAAATTTAATTACCATATTATCACCCTCTAAAAGCAGAATGATAATACTTAGAACTGCAAAATTAATTATAAGTTAAACTCTATTGCAAATATAGAGGATATAAAAGGAAACAAGGCAAATGAACATTAGAACCAACTTGTGAAGGAGGAAAGAAAGTGGATCTTAAAAAATCACCTGATGAAATTAAAGTAAAAGCATTTAATCTAATCGTTGAGAAGTACGGAAAAGACAGTAATCTAAGCGAA